GCGCACCCTGCTCGGCGGCCCAGGCGAAGAACCGCTTGGCAAAGGCCGCCTTGTCAAGGCGGCCGTGCGTGTGCCAGCACTCGATGCGTGGCCTGCCGTCCTCGCTGGCGAACGTCGGCAGGTACTTCGCAGTAGCCCTGGGGTCCGTATGCTCGTCGGAGAAGGGGCATGCGACCACCAACCACTCGCTGCTGCGCTCGCCGGTCAGCATGCCCTGCTCGGCCATCCAGTCCAGGAACGGGTCCGGCTTGCCGGCCCCAGGCCGCTCGCCGCTGGGTACGCGGGGCTCGATGGGCGCGCCAGGGCGGATCTTGAACGCCTTGGCTAGGCTGTTGAGGGTGAATGTCCGGCCCCACTCGACGTCGCGAAGTACGGCTTTAAAGCCCGCGTGCTGGGGCTTCTGGTTGATGCTGCCGGGTATGCGCCAGACGCGGCAGGAGCGGTTGACGCCTGGGTCCTGCAGCCCGGCCTCGATGAGGGACACCATCAGGGCGTCGGCCTTCCCGATGTCGGGCTCCGCTACCTTCAGCATATAGCCCCACTGCTCGTTGCCTGGGCTCGTCTCCAACTTCCACGTCGGCTCGACCTCGACCACGCCGCCGCCCTTGCCAGTGCCGTCAGGCTTGACGTCGTCCAGGACGATGGCGAGGACGGCGACCATGTCCTCGGCTCGGCGGTGCTTGCTGTCGCTGCTGGCTCCGGTGCAGAAGTACCAATGCCCGTCCAGGTGCTGCTCGCGCCATGTGTCGTTCTCCCAGGCCGTGTTGCCGTCGGTCTTCGGGATCGCCCTGGCGATGTGAAAGTAGCTTCCGGCTGGAAGCCCTGATGCTAGTGTGGAGAGGAATTCATGTTGGTCTGTGCTAGGATTCTCTTGCTGTTGGCTAGGCATGTCGTTTCCTGTATTGGCGTGGTGGCTAGTCGGGAGGTAAGAGCCCCAGGGTCCAAAGCCCTGGGGCTTTTTCCTGGCCCCATCATTTCCCGTACCTGTCGGCTGTCGTGATGCTGCAGTCGAGAGGGAAACCGGGCAACCATTCTGGCACCCTTTTCATCTGCTGCTTCAGTACCTCTGCTGCCTTCCCGGCAATCGATTCATCGCACTCCAGGATGATCTCGTCGTGGGTGTGACCGATCACTCTGGCATCCCCGGTCAATGACACTTCGACACGAGCGACACAGTCGCGCAGCAGGGCGGCGCACTGCCCTTGCGTGGTGTTCTCGGCGAACAGGCCGTGCCATACCCGCTCGGTGCGAAAGCCCGCCGGCAGCGTCTTGGTGAACGTGACTTCGGTTTCCCAGTCGTTGAGGTTCTCGCCGTCCCAGCCTGTGTCTCCAGCACCGACCTCCAGCATGACGGTGCGGCGGATCGTCGGGTGGGTGATGGCGACGTGACCCCGGACACCGTGGTAGTACAGGGTGGTGCCGCCGGGCAGGTCGCAGGCCACGCTGACGGTGCCGGGCAGCATCGGGATGATCTGCCGGTAGAAGCCCGAGTCTTCGCCCATGCACGTCATCAGGAAGTCGTGGTACAGGCTGTTGCTGTACTTGGCCGCCCACTTGTTGGCCTCCCTCCAGGCGAAGACGATGTCGGCGTCCAGGCCGGGGGGCAGGATGATCCCGTACTGGCGGGCCATCGACTTCAGCGCACCCTTCGCGCCGCCGAATTGCAGGGACAACTCGGCCACCTTGCCGATCTGCCGCTGGAGATCGTCGGCGTCGGCCGCCGGCACGCCGAAGATGGTCTCGGCGTTCACCCGGTAGACGTCGATGCCCTGCCGGTACATGTCCAGCTTCCACTGGCAGCCGGCCAGCCAGGGCATGCCGCGAGCCTCGACAGCGGCCCAGTCGCCCCAGACCAGGACCTTGCCGGGGGATGCCTTGATGGTCGGGCGCAGCAGGCTCGCCAGGACGTGCATGACCTTGCCCTGGACGTTGTGCGCCAGGACCTGACTGATGGCGGCCTGGAGGTCTGGCGGACCCTTGCGCAGTAGGTTGTGGACCTGCACGCCCCGGCTGCTGTACCGCTTGGTCTGCGCTGCCCCGTAGCAGATGTAGGAGCCCTCGGCCCGGCCGTTGTCGGACGCACGCTCGGCCATGCGGGCGAACTTCGCCACGCTGGACTTGCCGGCGTCGTCCACCACCTCGATCAACTCGACAATCTCGGGGTCGCAGTCCTTCGCGCACTCCGAGCCCAGGAACCCCGCCCTGGCGTTCTTGTCGGTGGACTCCTTGTCGCCCTTGGCGAAGAAGGCTTTAAAGATCTTGTCTCCCAGGCGAGCCTTCAGCCACTCCTTGATGCGGGCGTGCTGGTTGGGCGTCGTGATCGTGCCGCCGGTCATCCACCCCAGGTAGGCGGCAAGCTCGCGCTTCTCCTCGTCTCCGTAGGTCTGCGCCGCCAGCGCAAGCTGCACGTCGATGGGCAGCCCACGGTCGTTGATGACCTCGGTCAGCAGGTACTCGGCCTGCTCGATCCTCGTCAGCGGGTAGAGCCGGGCGGCGATGTCGCGCTCGCTCTTCACGTCGCCGATGCAATAGGAGATCAGGTCTCCGTACTCGTCCGGGTCGCTGGCGTATCCGCCGCCCGGCAGCGGCTTGCACCACTTCATCATCAGCGCGGTGCCCTTGCGCTTCACCGCGAGATCGGGTGCCATGTCCAGGAAGTCGAGCGCGGTCTCCAGCTTGCCGGGCAGCCCTCGGGCTCGCGCCAGGGCGGCCGTGCAGTGGTAGCGGCGGCGATCCACGGGGATGCCGACGACGTTCCGGGTGATCAGCCGCTCGAACTGGGCATTCCAGGCGTGGACCTCGACGTCCGGGTCCTGGAGGGCGCGCTCCAGGCTCGCCGGCATCGGGTAGCCGGCGGCCGCCGCCCAGTAGCGCACCGGACTGTGGTCCAGGGCGTACGCCGCGCACAGGACCCTGGTCGAGGGGTGGCGGGCGTAGACGTACGCGCCGGCCGACTTCAGGTCGCAGTCGGAGCGGGTCTCGTAGTCCAGGTGCAGGCGGCGGGCTTTCACGAGCGGCGACTCTGGGCAGCAACCACGAGCAGACTGGCGAGGTGATACGCCCTGGCGATGACTGCGCTGGCGACTCCGTACTCGTCACCGGGGAACCCGCCATCCTCTGTATCGGCGCAGTAGCCTGAGACGGCAGCGATCACGAGACGCTGGGCGAGGAGGTCGATCTCGTCGAATTCGATAGGCTTGGGCATGGTCAATTCCGATTTACGGTTGGGGGTGTAGCCTCAGGCTTTCTACCAGTAACGAAATGGGCCAGGAGGTCGGTCCTGGCCCACGGTGCTTAGGCTGCCTTCTTGGGCTTGGCGGCCTTCTTGGCGGGTGCGGCCGCCTTCTTCGCGGGAGCCGGGACGGGCTCCGGCTTGGCGGCACCGACCGGCAGGTTGGCGTGCCACGCGACCACGTTAAAGATCGGGGTGTAGATGCGCCCGTAGGTCTTGTTCTTGTGCTTGTAACTGTCGCTGGTCAGGCTCACCTCGGCGATCATCCGCTTGGGGTCGCGGTGGAACTGCTCCATGTACTCCTCGGCCAGGGCGGCGAAGGCGTTGATGCCGCCCACGCTGGTGGTCGAGTACACGAGCCGCTCGCCCTTGAGCAGCACGCTCATGCCGCGCATCTCGTTGTAGGGCCGGGCGTTCGGCAGGACCTTGTCCGGGCGATCCGGCAGCGGCCGGTCCATCGGGGCGATGGCCTCGTCCAGCAGTTCGGACTGGACGCCCTTGATGTCGGTGTCGGCCCAGCACTGCCAGCCGTGGACGAACCCGTTCGGGTCGATGAAGATGTGATCGCGCTCGCTGACGCGGTTCTCGTCGGTGCCGTAACTCCAGGTCCCGGTCTTGTCCATCTTCAGGAAGCCGACCCGCGTCGAGGCGGCGCGCTTCAGGTTGGCAGCAACAGCCGCAAACTTGCTCGGGTCAAACGCAATTACTTCGCCAGTCATGATTACCTCCGGTGTTTCAACAACGCAAAATTCGCCATCAGCTTTACCGTCTTCGGGTCAGCATCAGACTCCACTGCCACGGTAGGAGCCTGGGGTTTTGGTCCCTTGCTCTTAACGAGGTTCGATCCAGAGGATACCGCAACGATCAGCGATGTCAACTCCTCCGGCAACTTGGGGTGCGCCTTTTCGGCCATCGCAGGCGACATCAGCTTGTCCTGCCAGATCTTGATCTTGCGCCTGCGGGCGATCTCCAGCACTGCGTCCTCGTCGGCCCAGGAGCGGGTCGCACGCTTGGGCTTGAGTTCGTAGCCCGGGATCTCGATGCCCCGGCTGGCGACGTCGTGGCCGATCTCGCGCAGGGCGTCGAGCCACTGCTGCATCAGGTCGGCCTTGTCGAGCCAGACGGCGAGCTTCTCCGGCCGAAGCTCGCGCACGACAAGGGGCATGGCCTCGGTGATGTAGCCCATCAGCTTGGGGCACACGGGCTTGGCCTTGCAGAACCGGCAATGCTCGCCGGGCACGAGGTCGGTGGAGCCCTCGATGGCCGCCTGGATGGCGGACAGGGCACGCGCACCCCACGCCATGACCTCGGTGGTCGTCGTCTCCCAGGACTTGATGGGGCGGTCCTCGTCGGGCGGCTGCACGATGGTCAGCTTGACCCGCTTGATGCGCTGGAAGGCCGCCGGAGGGACGCGGGACAGGGCCAGGAAGGCGTAGCAGAGCAACTGGTCGTTGCGCTCGGGATCGACCAGGATGCCGGCCCCCGTCTTCAGGTCCACCACCTCCAGCCAGTCGGCGTCGCGCACCACGAGGTCGCTGGTGCCGAATAGCAGGCTGTTGTATTCCATCCGGCATTCCACGTCGGCGACGCCCTTCCCGGAGACCATGTCGATCAGCCGGGTGGCGTAGTCCAGGTAGGGCCGCAGGAGCTTGTAGTCCTCGGGCTCGACCATGATGGGGTCGCTGCAGGTCAGGTACGCGGCGGCGATGTCGTGCAGCCGGGTGCCGTCGGCGGCGTAGGGGCTCTCGGGTGCCTCGGGCATCTGGAGCCCCAGGCCGAAGGAGCCGGTACAGGTGAGCCAGCGGCTTGCGCTGCTGGGGGCGAAGGGTGCATGTGCAGACATGGGTGTCCTATGGTTTGGTCTTTAAAGGTTCACGCGATGAAGTCGCGCATCGCGTCCACATACGATTTCGAGACGCTGGCGTCGATGGTTTTCGCCATCTCGCGCATGCGCTCGGCCGCCTGCGTGCGCCAGTACACCGGGTACTCGGACATGTAGATGGCCTTGCTCTCCTCCTCCAGAATTGCGGCCCGCAGCTTCAGGCACGAGGAGATGACGACGGCGTCGGCTGTAGGAATGGTCAGGGCGATGTGATCTTTTTTCATTTCGGGGGCTCGACTTTGTTCTGCCGCTCGATGCGGGTGGGTTTCATGCGGAAGATGCGATGGTTGGGATGCTGGAGGTGGAAGATGCGGGCGAAGTAGGCGGCGGCGTCGTTGCTGACCTTGTACTCGGTGCCGACCTCGCTGGTGGCACTGCTCCACCGTATCGCACCGACCAGCATGTCGATGCCGTAGCGGTTGCGCCGCATGCACGCCGCCAGGGCGAGCTTCTCGATCTGCTGGTAGACGTGGATGTTGTCGTCCAGGTAGATGTCGAACCACGTCGGGAAATGCTCCCGGTAGCGGGCGACGACTTGAGACGGTGTAAGCATGCTGTTCCTTCAATGTTGGTCAGGAGCCGGAGTCTACACTCCGGCCCCCTGGGGGGTCAAGTCACCGTGATGTCCTCTTCGCGGCAGACCGGGCAGGTCAGGCCGTCCTCGGCCATCGCGACGACCTTGGCGGTCATGCGGAAGATCGCGCCGCAGGAGCCGCACTCGCACTTGAGCATGTAGGTCTTGTCCTTCTTGCGGCTGCTCATGTCCAGCCGGCGGTGCGGGAACGCGCCGACCTTGGCGATGACCACGGCCGCCAGGGCGTCGGCGACCGCGACCGGAAGCTCCATCTGCGTGGGCTTGCCGGTCAGCCCCAGGCTTGCGCCGATGGCGGCGTACTGCTTGCGGTGGCCGTGGACGCAGTCATCGATGGCGTGCGCCAGTTCATGAACCAGGATCGAGACCACTCGGCTGGCGTCCTCGATCTTGGGGCTGACGAAAATCTCGTTGATGCCGGCCTGGGAAGCCTTGCGAGCCCAGCATTCA